GGATAGAATTTACTAATACAGATTTCCGCCCTGTTGATGGTAACGGTGACAGGCTTGACGGCACTACCGATATTGGCGATGCCGATAACCGCTTCAAAGACCTCTACCTCTCTGGCGGTTTGCGTGGCGATACCACCTTTAAAAACAACGCTGGGACAACTGAATACGCTAGGTTTGACAGCAGCGGTAACTTGCTGGTGGGTAAGACGAGTGTTGGATTATCTGGGGAGGGTTCTTACTTCCAAGCAGACGGTGCCATTGTGGGTACAAGAGATCCATCCTTAACAACAGACGCTGTTTTCTATGCAAACCGACTTGTTGATGACGGAAATCTTTTTAACTTCTACAAAGACGGCACCTCTGTGGGGAGTATTGGGTCTACTGTTATAAGTTCAGTTAGATATATGTATATTGCAGGAAGCTCCTCACAACCTTGTGGAATTGGTTTTTATGCGAATGGTATTTTCCCAGTAACCGACACTGGAGCGGGCGCAGACAATTCAAAGGACTTAGGTTCAGCGGGGTATCGCTGGGATGACGTATACGCCACCAACGGCACAATCCAAACATCTGACCGCAACGAAAAGCAAGACATTGCAGAGCTAACAGACGCAGAGCAACGTGTCGCTGTAGCTGCTAAAGGTTTACTGCGCAAGTTCCGCTGGCAAGATGCTGTAGAAGAAAAAGGCGATGAAGCCAGAACGCACTTTGGTATCATTGCACAAGACCTACAAGCTGCATTTGAGGCTGAAGGATTAGATGCTGGTGACTACGCCATGTTCATTCACACAACTTGGACTGACGAAGAAACTGGCGAAGAAAGATCACGCATGGGTGTTCGCTACAGCGAATTACTAGCGTTCATCATTGCTGCAATATAGGAGAAACATCATGGCAATTACATACACATGGTCAGTACCAATGACAGAACGTAACTTGGCAGACGGTGGCATTACTGTAATCCACTGGCGTTGCACAGGCGTAGACGGTGATTACTCTGCGTCTAGCTATGGCACAACTAGCCACACACCAGATGCGGATGCGGATGGCTTCATTGCTTACGATAGCGTAACGGAAGCCAACTGCATTGCATGGGCGCAAGCCGAAGTAAACCAAGCGGATGTCGAGGCGGCGATTGCTGCCAAGATTGAAGCTGACAAAACCCCAACCAGCGCAGCGGGAGTACCGTGGGCCGCTGAATAACATAAAAGGAGATCAAATGACTGAAGACAAAAAGGTCATCACGATTGACGATGTAGACTACACTGAAGACGAGTTGAACGACACTGCGAAAATGTGCATTAATCACATTAACAGCTTAGAGCAAAAGATTGGCAGCGCGGAGTTCAACTTGGATCAGCTTAGAGTTGGGCGCAACGCGTTCGTAGAGATGCTCAAGAAAGAGCTACCAGACAAAGGCTAAAGCATGACCGCATACTACGTCCAGCCAGAGCCGAGCGCATCAGGCGGTGAGACATACTGGCTGGAGGGGTATGCGGTTGGCGATGCCAAGTTTGCCGCAGCGCAGTCTGACGGCACAAGCACAACACTTACAGCGCCAACACGCGTGCAGATCGCGGCGATGCTGTCGGAGGGCGAGGTTACTTCGCTATTCGGCGGCAACCGCGTCGTTGCTGCAGGCGTGTCGCAAAGCCCAGCATCTGCTACAGTCACTGGCTCAGTTCGCATCCGCACTGCGGGTGTACGTTCTAGCAGCACAGGCACAACGCTTGTCGGCGGGTATCGTGTAAGGACAAACGGCTCACTAAGCCAAGCCGCAGCCACAACGCTAATCGGGGCTAACGCAACATTCGACGCCTACATTGTGCCGCGCAGCTTGTACGTCGAAGCAGACTACTGGGCGGTCAATTACGTTGACTACGCAATATCCTCGCACTCATCCGTACAGCCGTTGATTGTTAGGCCAACGGGCGCGTCTGCGCTCGCCACGTCCACGCCGCTTGTGTCTGGAGGCCGCATACGCACAAAGACAGGCGCAGTAAGCGCTGGCGAAGCAACCCAAATTATCGCAGCATCGGTCACTTACAGCAGCAACGCATTACTAACGCAGGCAACATCAATAATGCTTGCGTCGCTATCCGAGAAGTGGATTGACCTTGCGGAAGATGGCGACATCTGGACAGATCAGGCAGAAGACACAGACACATGGTCACTTGTCGCAGAGGCAAGCGGCACTTGGACAAACATATCTGAGGATACTGACATATGGACAGACGTATCCGAAGACACTGACACATGGGTTGATGAAAGCCCACTAACATAGACGAAAGCTAAAAACTGCTGTATGTTAGCAGCAAAGGAGACATCACATGGCTATCACGCTAACAAAACCCATAGTCGGCGGTTCTGACGGCACATGGGGTACTACTCTTAACAGCACACTTGACACCGTTGCCAATTACCTAGACGGCGATCTTGAGATTACGCCAGACCTGACGGCGGGTTCGTGGAGCGTCAGCGGGACTGCAGTCACGTCAAGCGCTGCCGAGCTTAACATATTGACTGGCGCAACTGTCACAGTTGACGAGCTGAACATCTTAGGCGGGGCGACTGTTACGTTCTCCGAGCTTAACGTAATAGACGGCGACACAGCCGCGACATCTACAACGCTTGCAGACGCAGACCGCGTAGTCGTGAATGACGACGGCACAATGGTGCAAGTTGCCATGACTGACGTTGCCACTTACACAAACACAGACGCAGACTTGAACGGCACGACTAAAATCGAGGAAGTCGTCGAGAAGGTCACAACGCAGACAAGCACGACTGGCACAATTACCTTTGACTGCAAGACGCAGGCCGTTGAGCTTTACACTGCAGATCAAACAGCCAATCGCACAATTAACTTTCGCGGCGATGGCAGCACAACGCTAAACAGCATGCTTGCCAATGGCGAAAGCATTACGGTTAGCGTTGCGATGACGCAGGGTGCGACTGCATACTATCTCAGCGCATATCAAATTGACGGCACTGCGGTTACACCTAAGTGGCAGGGCGGATCAGCGCCAGCCAGCGGGAACCCTAGCGGAATTGACGTATATACGTTTACCATCATTAAGACGGCGACGGACACTTACACTGTATTAGCGAGCCAGACGGAATTTGCATAATGCCAGCACTATCAACCTTCGGAGGAATGTCAGCTAGGGGCTTTGGCTTTAGAACGGCTGGCGTCTTCGAGTTTACGATTACATCTAACCAGCAAGAGCTAAACCTTAGCACGTATCTTACGTCAGAGGGATGGAACGGCAGCGACAAGGTTATCGTTAGCATCGCGTCTGGCGTTTACATCTGGTCTGACGATGTGACGGTTGGCGGATTAATCATACCGAGCAGCATGAGCGGCAAGGTAACAATCTTTAACTCTGGCTACATCATTGGTCGCGGCGGAAACGGCGGCGGCTATGACGGCGCAGCACAAAGCGGCGGGCCAGCGATTGATAACAGCGCGACAGGCGTGACGATCACCAACCAATCTGGCGCATACATCGCGGGCGGCGGTGGCGGCGGCGGAGGAGGCTCAGGCTACGGCGGAGGCGGCGGTGGCGCAGGTGGCGGTAACGGTGGCCGTGGTCGCCATGAGAACGGCACAATCTACTCTGGCGGAACAGGCGGAGCCGTCGGCCAATCAGGCACAAGCGCGCCACAGGACGTGTACTCAGGCGGCGGCGGTGGGCGCGGCGTAGGCGGTGGCACTGGTGGGGGCGGCGGTGCAGGCTCCAACTGGTTTGAGGGCCTTCGCGTAAACGGCGGCGGCGGTGGTGGACGCATCCTAAACGGCTCAGGCGGAGCGGGAGGCACGTCAGACCCCGCAGGGCCAATCGGAACAGGCGGTACAGGCGGGTCGCTTGGCAACGCAGGTGGCGCTGGCACTGCGACTTACGTTGGTGACGGTGGCGGCGGTTGGGGCGCAGCGGGTGGTGGCTCTGGTGCAGCGGGGGGCGCTGCAATCTCAGGCACATCAATCACAGTTGTGAATAACGGAACAATTTATGGATCGCAGGCATGACGTTAGTACCGATAGACTTGCCAGCAGGCGTATATAAGAACGGCACGGACTTAGAGGGTCAAGGCAGGTGGCAGGACGCGTCACTCGTGCGTTGGCGTGACAATACGCTGCGCCCAGTTGGTGGATGGACTTCGCGGATTGGCGCTGAGCTAGTTTCTAACGGAGACTTCTCAACGATACCTGATACATCTTGGACAGCAGCCACTGGGTGGACAATTTCTAGTTCAGGAACCTATCCAAATACCGCGACACATAACTACCCATCGGCCACCACACTGACGCAAGATATTAGCGTGATCCCTGCCAAGCATAGGATAACATTTGATGTTGGTGGTTTGGGTGAAAGCAACACTATAAGAGTTAGAGTTGGAGAAGACATATTTGGCCCAGATGAGGTAATATATCTCAGCGAAGAAGTGGCAAATGGATCGCATAGTTTTGACTTTGATATTACGGCAGCGGGGACTGTCACTATCATGGTCAATAAGCTGCAAACGGTAACGCCTGAATGGTACATCGATAATATTAGCTTGAAGCAGAAAGCGATTAGCGTAAATCCGATACGCGGTTTTCACACATGGGAAGCCAACGATGGATCGCGTTTTTATGCGGGCGGATCATACAACGAATTAAGAGTGGCTACATCAAATAACATGTTCTATGACATCACGCCGACTGGCCTTACGGCTGGAGACGAGCATAGCACGTTAGAAACAGGCTACGGGTACGGTAACTATGGTGTTGGCGCATATGGTGTTGAAAGGTCTGAATTTGGCTCTTACTCAGAGGCAAACACATGGTCACTGGACAACTGGGGCGAGTATTTGATCGCTTGTTCATATGCTGACGGCAAGCTGTACGAGTGGCAGTTAAATACATCGAGTGATGCAGCGCAAATCTCTAACGCGCCAATAGGAAATCTTGGTGCGGTTGTCACCGAGGAGCGTATTATTTTTGCGTTAGGCGCTGGGAATAACCCACGCAAAGTGCAGTGGTGCGACATTGAGGATAACACCGCGTGGACGCCAACATCCGCAAACCAAGCTGGCGACATTGAGCTGCAGACTGCTGGCCAGATAATGCAGGGTATTCGCACACGCGGTCAGGTTTTGATACTAACTGACATCGACGCGCACAGCGCAAGATACAGCGGCCCGCCGTTCATTTATGGCTTCCAACGTGTCGGCACAGCCTGCGGTGCAATATCCCGCGCGGCGGCAGTTGACACGGATGCAGGCGTATTTTGGATGGGCCAACGTGGCTTTTTCCGTTTCGATGGTAACGTCGTGCAAGAAATACCGTGCGATGTGTTTGACCATGTGTTTGGCGAGATACAGGACACAAACAAATCTAAGGTTTGGGCGTGGAATAATTCAGAGTTTGGCGAAGTCTGGTGGTTCTATCAATCTGATGCGCAGACCGATACAGGTGAGATCGACAAATACGTTGCCTACGATTTCAAAGAAAACCACTGGCACATTGGATCGCTATCTCGCACCGCAGGCGCACCGCGCGGCGTATTCCGCCATCCATTGCTCTTAGAAAGCACAGATGTTTACGAGCATGAGCAGTCAAACA